TATTATCTATTTAAAACTTTTTGTCTAAAATTAGTTATCACAGTTCTATTTATAAAAACAGAAAGGTTGTATTCATTTATCATATCTGCCATGACTCTCTAGCAAAACCATACCCATCGTCTTCTATAGTTTCACCACCATCATCTATAAATCCGAATGGTAATAAATCTTGTTCGATTTGTTCTTCTGTTTTTTGCCTTAAGCGCATCATAGTATTAATATCAGTAAGATCTTTGAAGAAGGCCTGATCCGTTAACCACGAAAAGATAACTAAATTCATTACCAAATCGTCGTGTGCACCAGATTCCGCTTCGTATGATGATCCTCGTTTAGAAAATCGCGATAACTCTTGTATTGTGTTATAATCCTGTAAAATTAACTGATTCTGTTCAATCAGCATTTTTAATATAGAACAACCGATACTTTTAACACTTTTTGTTGTTCTTATTCCATTATCTGTTCTTTTACCAAACCCGCTTGAAATCCTTTTACCAGATCTTCCTGCGTTTTCAGTAAACAACAGATTTTCATAACCATAGTCCATTAAGAGCACATCTGATACTTGTTCACCGATATCATTGATTTCGATAAGTACCGCGCCCTCATTGTACATTAATCCTATTCTATATATAATTGCCGCGAAATCCACTGGTGAGACAGTGTTGTCTCTAAAAGTGCAGACTTGCTTATAAGGCATAGTTGTTATATCTATTACATTAAACGTACTATAATCTAATCCTTTACCACGAGATACGTCAACTGTTATTACATACGTATGATCTTCTAAAGCTGCTTCGTATTGTGTTAAGAATTCTCTTTCTTGTATTGGCCGTGAATAAGCTAATTCTTTTAATTTAGAACCATCAATGAGTGTTCCTGAACTACCTAAAAATTCACAACAATATTCTTGTTTAAACTTTTGTTCGTCATGATCTAAAGCTTCGAGCGTTTCGGCTCTCCATTTTTCATCTCTACCTGGTACATCGTTCCACATTACTTTAGTAAACTCGTAACCATTAGTACCTTCTTCAGCACCTTTACAAGTTTTCCAAAAATGATTTAAGCCGTTGGGGGTGGAGGTCATTAATAGTTTGGTAGATTCACCAGATGAAATAGTAGGATATACAGAAGCGAAAAACTCATCGTAACCTTCAATGAATGCAACCTCATCTAGATATAGGAAATTTACAGACTTACCACGAATAGCGCTTGAAGATGTTGTTCCTGCTAATACTTGACAACCATTCTCTAGTGCTATATTACCCTTATTCCACTCTTCGATACCTTGTTGTAGCCATTTCGGTAACGCTTCATATGCTAACTTGAGCCTACCCATAACTTCTCTAGAAGCATCTCCTTTGTTAGCAAGGATAGCAACAGTCTTAAATTCGTTAAACAATATGTAATGTAATATAACAGCAACAGCAGTAGTTGTTTTACCAGACTGACGAGCCGTTAAAACACAAGCACGTCGATTTGCAAAGATTTTATTGCAAATTTCTTTTTGATAATCATACATGTCAAATGGTACTAAGCCTCTATCAACGTGCACAATCTTAATATAACTTTTTGCAAAGTATATGGGATCCTTAGCACATTTCATAAATTCTTTTATTTGTTCAGGCGTATACTCTATAGCTTCAGCTGATCGCTTGAGATATGAGTTTCCTAAATATCCATTACTCATGTTTTATCTTGTTCACCATTTATCATTTTAAGTAAGTCGGCAGTAGATAATATTAAATTATTATTAGTAACTTCAGTTTTAGAAGGATTTGCTTCTTCTTTAGCATATCTTTTCTTTGTTGACATTTCAACATAATCTTTGTTAGCGTCAAGTAGTGTTTTCATTAAAGTGGATACAACTTCAAAGGCTCTTGGTGACTCAGACTGCTTTGCAATCTCAACCATTTCTTTGATTGACTCATCACCCAAGTTAATAATATTCTCGATATTTTCTTTGGCTAACTCAATATCTTTTAGATTCTCATCAGCCTGGCTATCTACAACTGCGAGAGGTTGTACTACACCTTCTACAGGTAAGTTATCAACTTCCTCGTCTTCAGCAATAACAATAGGAAGAACTTCAGGATCATTCTCTCTGACTCCATCTAATATTGCTTGTTTTCTCTCGTCAGCGTCTTCTAGCGATCGCATGTTAAGAACCTCAGCTATTTTATCTTGTTTCATTATCTATTTATGACCTTCGTTGACCTGTAAATATTAACCACCATCGAAACCATCGACGGCCTTCTCCATAAGCTGCTGATCTTAGTCTGTCGTATTTCATTTAAGGGCGCAAGCTTTTCGTAGCCCAGAAGTACTAAACCTATGATCTCTTTTATTAAAATGCAATTCAATATCACGTTTTCGACAAATATCTTTACCAGTAAACTCTTTGTCTCTATACTCGTCTCCTAAGATACGAACATCAATATGATACAATTCTAACAGATCTAAAAGATCTTGTTCTGTGTTATAAGGTATAATCTCATCGACATATGATATTGCCTTGAGCTGTGTGTATCTTTCAACAATTGTTTGTATGGGCGGGTTCTTGTCTTTTGGTCTATCTTTAGCAGGATCCATTTGTAATCCTACCATTAAATAGTCACACTGAGATTTTGCATCTCTTAACATTTGCACGTGTCCTGCATGTAACAAATCAAATGCGCTGCACGTAAATCCAATTCTACTCATAATATCTCCGTCATCTTATAGATCTAATTATATATTATAACACACTTTGGTGCAAATGTCAACCCCTAAGATGAAGGTGCAGTATTTGCAATCTGAGGTGCGTAATCCCAATCATCGTCATAGTCTATTAAGCTGTAATCAACAGAAAGATCTTGGTCTGTAGTTGCAGCATTATTAGCATCCATACCAGGTTGTAATGTGTAAAACTCTTCTGGCTCAGTATTAGTAGTTGAGTCTGTAGCATATCGTATATCAATAAACTTAATAACTTCACTTGATTTCTCAGGCCCGAAGTACCATGCTTTCATAGTAAAGTTAAGTGTATAAACTATTGCTCTTCGTTCGTCAAAACTTCCTTCGTATACTTCGTCCATCGAAACACCATTTAATATCAAAGGGATATCAATTGGTTCTAAACCAGTCATAAGTCTTACTGTTCGTGTATAGTCTGGATTAAAGAATGGAATAACTTGTTCTAATAACTTAACTGCGTCTTCTTGGTATTTAGTCATAATAAAGAGTTGGAAATCTAAATTATATGGAACACCTGCGTAAACAAACTTACGACCACCTAATGCATCATCAACTACTGTTTTTCTTATTTTAGTAATTGGTGAGATTTTACGTTCTGCATCATACGACATATTTGTCATTTCAAACGACATACGCGGTAAAGTAACAGCAGCTTTTGCTTTATAATCTGGATTTTGATCTAGACGAGATAATATCTTTTGATAAGGCGCATAAGAGATCGGCACAATCATTGTTTGTTGTGTTACTCCACCATTATCAACTCTCTGAACTTGCAATTGATTAAAGTATGTACCAAAAAGGGCAACATATTTGCGTGTGGTTTCGTTATAGAAATAGTTAGCTATGGCCATTAGGTATCACTTATAGTAATGTTTTCAGTAAAGGGATCGCTCTCTGAGAAATCTAGGATGTTATCGCCTTCTTGCTCAAATGTGAAGTTTCTAGCAAGAGAATCACTTCCATCAATTTCTGTATTAGCAAGGTCTTGTAAACTGGTAGTTGATGTAGTATCAATAGAATCAAAGTAATTATCAATATTTGGATGGCCAGTTGAGAATCTCTGTCCACTATATTCTATTAACTCACATCTCATGTCTTGTACTTGTAGAGCACCTGTTTGATAGAATACACTCTCATGTTCAACAAATTTGATTTCAAACATTTTTTCGTTGAGTGGGAAGTATATTAAATCGCCTTCACGAGGTCTTATAATCTCAACAACTTCTCTAGTAACATGTCTTTCAAATGTTCTGTTAGCTACAGTGAATGTAATACTATCGCGTATTTGTAAACCGAATTTAGAAAGGAAATCACCTTCACCTTCAAACCCGTCAACATTTTTAACATATGCTTCAAACTGAAACATCTCATCATATAATGGTAAATCGTCTTCGTTTAAAACATCGTCGCGAGCGCCTATGGTACGTTTAATGTACATAACATCAACACCATACATACGAATACTTTCAATAACTAAGTCATCAATTAAGCTCTGCTCGTTAAAGTTATCGTAGTTTCTGAAGAATACATTAGTTGCCATCTAAACATTATCCAATAAAGTTATAGGTAAGAGGCTGGTAAGAACGAATTGCTTCTTCTTCCATCTTCTCTCGTTCTGCTTTTGCTTCTGAAAGAATCTGTTCTCCATTAAAAGTAACACCGCCAACTAATTGCATTCCGCTGAACTTAGTTAAATTTAAACCCCAATTTTCTCTGACTAAAACAGTTGCATAATTTTGTAACCAACGATCGCCCCAAACATCTGAATAAGTATCACCGTCAATAACATCATAAGCTTCAATAATAACATACTCACCAGGAACCATAAAGTCTTTATTAACATCAAGGTATAAGCGATTAACGTGTTTATTATAACGAATCATTGGTTTACCTACAAGAATCTCTTGCAGGAATTGTAAGTGGCTCATTGACATATAATAGTTTTGAATATTATATCCAGTGATATCTTCAATGTTATTTAATACAAATTGGTATTGAACATTAAATATACCAGAACCAGTTGAAAGATTTGATGTTAACGGGAAGACACCAGATATACCAAGTAATCCTTGTGGTAAAGTAAGATAACCGTTTTCTCTATCCCCTTTAGCAACTCCTGTAATGGTAGCATTTACACCAGAATTAGCACCAATAACACCTTCATTTGTTTGAAACGGTATTAACTCTTTGTGTGTAAGATTGTCATAAACAACAACCGAACCGCCTACTTGATTTGTTGAAACTTTAGCAGTTGCACCAGAAATAACTCCTGTAATAGTCTCACCTATTATAAAGTTACTACCTACTGCTGCATCAAGAGTTAGTTTACTTGCTGTAATTTGGTGTTTGAGATACACTTGTTGACTACCATTATAGTGATAGTCTCTCCAAAAAGAAACAGCTTCATCTATACGATCTTCTACTTGCTCATCAGATACATTAATCTCAATGACCGGCGCGCCAATTTTTCTAAGAATATAATCTTTGAATAATGATCTTGAATTTGGTATTGCCATTTTTATATCTCTTTATAATTAGTTATTATGTAAACACACAAGTCGTGGTTTGCCCAGTGGCTGCGAATGGATTAGCTGCACCGGTATTATCGGATCCGCTGTACCAATACCAAGTCGTAATATTTTGGCCAGCGTATGTTGCACTATAGCTCGCGCTCGATCTTTGATAAGCTGTAGTGCCTATAGTTAAAGTAGTCCAGCCACTATTTGCGAGACCGTTCCCGACAATCCGTAGGGTAACCGCAGAGATAGGATAATAAGTATCCCAATCAATATAAATAGGGCCCAAATCAAGCTTTTGAGATACATTGTCATATTCACCGGTTAGAACATTAAACGCATTACTAACATTTGCGCTATGTTCAGCAAAGAAA